TTTTTCTGGTGGCAACATTGAGCGACCAGGCCTCAGGCGGCTGATGGCGGACATCGAGACCGGCAAGATCGATATCGTGGTCGTCTACAAAATCGATCGCTTGACACGCAACTTGACGGATTTCGCCAAGCTGGTCGAAGTCTTCGACCGACACGGCGTCTCCTTTGTCTCAGTCACCCAGCAATTCAATACGGCAACTTCCATGGGGCGCCTGATGCTCAACGTGATGTTGTCGTTTGCCCAATTCGAACGGGAAGTCACCGGCGAACGCATCCGCGACAAGATAGCTGCCAGCAAGGCCAAAGGCATGTGGATGGGTGGTACGCCGCCACTCGGGTACGACGTCGTCGACCGCAAACTTGTGGTGAACGAGCCGGAAGCAGATTTGGTGCGGTCCATCTTCCGACGCTATGGTGAGCATGGCTCGGCTGCAGAGATCGTGCGTGAATTGGAAATCGAGGGGCGGACCACCAAGGCATGGCAAACACAGAATGGTCAATTCCGCGAAGGCCGGCCCATCGATCAGCAGTACCTTTTCAAATTGCTGCGCAACCGGATCTACCTCGGAGAGGTCCAGCACAAAGAAAAAAGTTTCCCCGGCCAGCACGAAGCCATCATTGATCAGGACACATGGGACCTTGTCCATGCGTTTATTGAGCGTCGCAAACAGGGCCCACGCAAGTCGATCACTCAGCACTCCGCTTTGCTCACGGGGCTGCTCTACGCACCCGATGGTCAGCTGATGATCCACAGTTTCACACGTAAGAAGAGTGGACGCTTGTATCGGTACTACGTGCCGTATCTCCATAAACGCCGAAATGCCGGTGCAACACTCGCACCAGGCCTCATCAAAATGGGGCCATTGCCTGCAGCCGAGATCGAGACGGCGGTACTGGAGCAGATCCACAAGGCGTTGTGTGCGCCAGAGTTGATGCTGGCGACATGGCGTTCCTGTCAAAAGCACCCCAAGGGCGCCAAACTCGAGGAAGCACAAGTGGTGGTGGCCATGCAGCGCATCGGCGCCGTGTGGGACCAACTGTTCCCGAAGGAACAACAGCGGATCACGCAGTTGCTGATCGAGCGGGTCCATCTGCACGAGCGTGGCCTGGATATTCTGTGGCGCGAAGACGGCTGGCTGGGTTTCAGTGACGACATTCACAACCACCCGCTGGTTGAAGAAACCAAGGGTGCAGCCGAGGAGGTGTACGCATGAAGAACACCGATACCCAAGTCACGCGTCCGGAGAACAGTCGGCAGCGCAACGTGCGCATCGAGATTGGCCAGGACGCCCGCAACTACATCACTGGGCAGCAGCGCGTGACGATGGTGCCGCTGACGATCCGGCGCAAGCAAAACCACAAGGTGATGACGCCACCCCCAGGCGAACATTCGGCCCTTGGCTCGGGTGGCGAGGACATTTCCATGATCCGCGCGTTGGGCAAAGCGTTCTACTGGCAGAAGCTGCTCGATCAAGGCAAATTCGCCACCATCCGAGATCTGTCCAGGTCAATGAAATTAGAGCAGGGCTGGGTCGCCGAAGTGCTGCGCATGACCATGCTGGCGCCGGACATCATCGAAGCCGTCCTCGACGGAAAACAACCTCGGCATCTCAATTTGCAGACGCTGCGTGGACGGCATGAGCCGTTGCCACGGGACTGGGAGGAGCAGCGCAGGCTGTTCGGGTTTTCAGCCTGAGCATCGCGGCTTGGCTTGAAGTGGCTCATTAATAGACCCGGAAGGGCCTCCTGACTTGTTGGTGAGTCAGTCACTTGACTTTGTCTTGGTTCAGTAAGACAATGCGCCATGAACATTGCATGGTTAGTCTTCGTGGTCTATTAATAAGTCTTTTTCATGGTTAAGCCAGTCTCCCGCCCCCTCTCTCAATACAGCCTGGATGCGCTGGCCTTGCTGGGCCAACTTGTGCGTGAAGCGCGCTTGGGCAAGGCCATGACCACGATGGATCTGGCGGCTCGGGCTGGCATTTCACGTGCCCTGCTGCAACGCATCGAGCGTGGAGACCCCGGGTGTTCGATTGGTGTGGTGTTCGAGGTGGCCACCCTATGTGGTGTGCCGCTGTTTGATCAAGACCAAAGGCAGTTGACCACCCATCTGGCACTGCACCGAGAAAAAATGGCCTTGATGCCCAAAGCCGTGCGAACGCGTACCAAGGGGGTGAAAGATGACTTCTGAGAAAGATGCCCAGTATTCAGAAGCCTACGTCTGGATCTGGCTACCCGGCGCTGCTGAGCCTGTGGTGGCCGGCTTGCTCAGCCAACAAGGTGGGGCTTTGGTCTTCAACTACGGTCGCAGTTATCTGGCCCGCCCGGATGCGATCGCCCTCTATGCGCCAGAGTTGCCGCTGCGCCCCGGGGCTCTTGCGCTGCTGCCGGGCTTGAACATGCCCAGCTGCATTCGCGATGCATCGCCCGATGCATGGGGGCGGCGCGTGCTGATCAATCGCAAATTGGGCATGAAGGGCGGGGATGCCGCCCTGGTTGAATTGGATGAGTTGACCTATTTGCTCGATTCAGGTTCTGACCGAATTGGTGCGCTCGATTTTCAGCAATCTGCGACCTATTACGTGCCCAGGCACACACAGCAACCCTCGCTGGAGGAACTGCTGACGGCTGCCGAGAAAGTCGAGCGGGGGGTGCCACTTTCACCCGAACTGGATCAGGCGCTGCTGCATGGCACTTCATTGGGCGGTGCCAGGCCCAAGGTGCTGCTGGAAGATGGCGAGCGCAAATTCATCGCCAAGTTTTCTGCGAGCAATGACCTCTACAGCGTGGTCAAGGCGGAATTCATGGCCATGCGTTTGGCCCGCGAGGTAGGGCTCGATGTCGCGCCGGTGCACTTGCGCAGAGCCTTGGGCAAAGATGTCCTGCTGATTGAGCGTTTTGACCGGGTGTGGTCTGACGGCCATTGGCACCGACGTGCCATGGTGTCTGCGCTGACGATGTTCGAACTCGATGAAATGATGGCAGCCTACGCCAGTTACGAAAAACTGGCCGAGATCATTCGCCACCGCTTCGTCAACCCGAAGGCCACCTTGCGGGAGTTGTTCGCTCGAATCGTCTTCAACATCCTGTGCGGCAACACCGATGACCATGCCCGCAACCATGCGGCATTCTGGGACGGGCACCAACTGGCCTTGACGCCCGCCTACGACATTTGCCCGCAATCGCGATCCGGTCTGCAGGCTTCGCAAGCCATGCTCATCCGTGGCGCAGAGCGGACCAGTCAAGTGGGGCTGTGCATTGCTGCCGCATCGGTGTTCCTGCTGAGCCAGCAAGAGGCCATCCAGATCATCAATCATCAGGTTAAGACCATTGAGCAGAAATGGCCGACCATCTGTGAAGAGGCAGCCTTGAGTGAAGTGGACCAGGCGCTGTTCTGGCGACGCCAATTTCTCAATCCTTTCGCTTTTATCAACGCCCCCGACGGCGTGCATGTCCCGTTGCCGGGCTGAAACCGCATCCGAGTCATCTTGCAGGAATGAACGGCGAGCCAAGTGCTCGCCGTTTTGCATTCTGGACGTCATTGGCGAACTGGAAGTTTCCGCTGAGTTCGCCAATCGCTCCCTCGTAAGTTCGCCACCCGAATTCTCCAATGACACCTGTTCCTCAACAGCCTCAAAGGAGAGTCTCATGGCCGCTACGGCAAGCCCCCAAACCCGGTCGTCCTACTCGGCGATCAACACCCTGGCACCTGGCGATCGCCGGGTCCTGAACGAAAACGAGCTGGCACAGCGCTGGGGTGTCAGCCCCAAGACCCTGCAACGCTGGCGCAGCGAGGGTCGTGGCCCTCGGTACCTCAAGCTCTCCAAGCGGGTCAGCTATCCGCTGGAAGCCATTCTCGACTTCGAGTACAGCGCGCTGCACGAGTCGACTGCTGAACGCGTGATGGCATGAGGGAGATGGTCATGAACGATTTGTCCATCTTCCCAGCCGACATCGCCGAGATGTCAACAGCCCAACTGGCCAGCCTGCCGGCCCAGCAACTCTGCGAGGTCGACACCAACCTCGATCAGGCTATCGCCTGGCTCAAGAGTGCGCGCACCAAGGTGGACGCCGCCCTGGATCAGCGTTTCGGTGCCCAGGGGCGTGAAGCCCTGCGCGATACCGGACGCGATTTCGGTACCGCCCACCTCAAGGCTGACGGCCTGCACGTGAAGTTCGAGATGCCCAAGAAGGTGTCCTGGGATCAGAAGAAGCTCAAGGCCATTGCCGAGCGAATCGTCGCTTCCGGCGAAGCCGTCGAAAGCTACCTCGATGTCAAGCTCGCAGTGCCCGAGTCCCGCTATACCAACTGGCCACCGGCGCTGCAGCAGCAGTTTGCCGACGCACGCACGGTCGAGGCAGGCAAGGCCACCTTTGAGCTCAGCCGTGACGAGGGAGGCGTGTGATGGCACTCCCAATCATCTCCGCATCCCAGCGCTTGGCAGAAAAGCAAGGCGTCAAGCTGGTGCTGCTGGGCAAGTCCGGCATCGGCAAAACCACCCAGCTCAAGACTCTGCCGGAGGACCGCACGCTGTTCGTCGATCTGGAGGCCGGCGATCTCGCGGTCAAGGACTGGCATGGCGACTGCGTGCGTCCCGCCACCTGGCCCGAGTTCCGCGACCTGGTGGTCTTCCTGGCTGGCCCCAACCCGGCCCTACCGGCAGACGCGCCGTATTCCAAGGCTCATTTCGACCATGTGTGCGAACGCTATGGTGACCCGGCCCAGCTGGCCAAGTACGACACCTACTTTGTCGACAGCATCACGGTGCTGGCGCGCCTGGCACTGCTCTGGGCCAAGGTCCAGCCGCAGGCGCTGTCTGAGCGCACGGGCAAGCCCGACACCCGCGGGGCCTATGGCCTTCTGGGCCAGGAAATGCTCACTGCGCTGACCCACCTGCAGCACGCCCGGGGTAAGCACGTCGTGTTCGTCGCCATCCTCGACGAGAAGCTCGATGACTTCAACCGCAAGGTGTTCGTACCGCAGATCGAGGGCTCCAAGACCGCCGCCGAACTGCCCGGCATCGTCGACGAGGTGGTGACCCTGGCCGAGATCAAGGCTGAGGATGGCAGCAGCTACCGCGCCTTCATCACCCAAACGCTCAACCCCTACGGCTACCCCGCCAAGGACCGCTCCGGCCAGCTCGATCTGCAGGAGCCGCCCAACCTGCGCGCGCTCATCGACAAGTGTGCCGCCGCCACCCGTCCATCCCATCCGGTTTTCACATCCCAAACACCCAAGGCGTAATTCATGTCCGCCTGGAACGATTTCAACGACGCTGAACAGCAGCAATCCTTCGACCTCATCCCCAAAGGCACCGTGGCCAAGGTTCGCATGACCGTCAAGCCCGGTGGCTATGACGATCCGAGTCAAGGCTGGGTGGGCGGTTACGCCACCCAGAGCTTTGAGACCGGCAGCGTCTTCTTGGCCTGCGAGTTCGTGGTCCTCGAGGGTGAATTCGCCAAACGCAAGCTCTGGTCCAACATCGGCCTGCAAAGCCCCAAGGGCCCGACCTGGGGCAACATGGGTCGCACCTTTGTGCGCGCCGCCCTGAACTCGGCCCGCAACGTCCGCCCCGACGACAACACCCCACAGGCCGCCGCCGCCCGCCGCATCCAGGGCTTTCATGAACTCGATGGCCTGGAGTTCGTCGCCCGCATCGACATCGAAAAAGATGGGCGCGGCGAATCGAAGAACGTCGTCAAGATGGCCGTGGAACCGGGCGAGCCTGAGTACGCGGCCGTGATGGCCGGAACCGGGTTCATCCCCAGCCGCACGGCAGGGACCCCGACCACAGTCTCAACCGCACATCCAGCCGCGGTCTCAACCCCAGTCCCGCCCGCAGCGGCGCAATCACCAGCACAGCGCCCCGCAGTGTCCGGCAAGCCGGCCTGGGCGCAGTGAGGGGGGTGAATGAAATGCTGGGTCTGTTCCAGACAGGCCCGGGGGTACGGCCATACCGACAACCGGCATGGCATCGGCAACCCCCGGCGCTACCCCATCGACTGGGTGTTCTGTTCACGTCGTTGCCAGGACGCATTCCATCGCATGTACGGCCACTGGGCAGACGCCCAGAAGTTCGGCAAGGAGGCCGAGATGATTGACGCCTCTGAGATCGAACGCGCCGCCATGCGTCAGTGCCTCAAGGCCTTCGGTGAGGCTGCTGGCGAGATTGGCTTTGCCAAACCCCTGGGCGACTACTCGGAGGCCGAAGCGCTTCAGGTGATCGACGCCATCGTCACTGGCTATACGGATGCCATGGCGGTGCACCACGAAGCCAGCAAGTACCCACCGGTGCGCGGCATGACACCCGCCTCGGATCCGCTGGTCCACCCGTTCGCCGACCTGGAGGACGACTTGCCATGGGAAGAGCCGAAGGGGGCGAAGCCATGATGGACTTCAACTCTTCGGCCAGTGTCTCAGGTCAGTTCACCGAACTGATCGACGCCGGCGTGCAGCGCAGCCGGGCGGCTGAGCCAGGTCGTGACTACCTCGGTGCCTCGCGCCTGGGCGTGGCTTGCGAGCGCGCCCTGCAATACGAGTTCGCCAAGGCCCCCATCGACAGTGGCCGTCGCCTGGAGGGGCGCATGCTGCGCATCTTCGAGCGTGGCCATGTGATGGAGGACTGCATGGTCATTTGGCTGCGCGAGGCCGGGTTTGACCTGCGCACCCGCAAGGCAGACGGAAACCAGTTTGGCTTTTCTGCTGCCGATGGGCGTCTCAAGGGCCACGTCGATGGCGTGATCGTCGGTGGCCCCGAGGGCTTCGCTTACCCCGCGCTGTGGGAGTGCAAGTGCCTGGGTAACAAGTCCTGGCGAGACCTCGACAAACACAAGCTGGCCGTTTCCAAGCCAGTCTACGCGGCGCAAGTCGCGATCTATCAAGCCTATCTCGAACTGCACGAGCATCCGGCCATCTTCACGGCGATCAACGCCGACACCATGGAGATCTACACCGAGCTCGTGCCCTTTGATCCT